GTCAATTGTTGTGATTTATTAACACTATTATACTTTTTAAAAGATTCAAAGTCCTTATAGTAATTAGGCAACCCCAGTGATTGAGTGATCATTCACATGAACATCAAAACACTACCAAAAAGTGTTGGATTTTCAGCAAACTTCACTAAATCACCAGTCGATAAAACCGCTCTCGCGTCTTTTGTTAAAGTAAAAGGTAAAGATGCCGCCTTACAGATCATCAAAGAATGGCACAGACCAAAACCATCGCTCGAACTCGTCAAACAGTCGCTATTGGATTTTGGTTCTAGTACTAAGCCTCGTATCAATCACGGCGAGTATTTTGCTATACTTAAACAGACGTTATCCGAATTTGCACCTCCGCAGAAGATTATACCACTTACTCTCGGAGCAGCATTCAACCATCCTGACTTCCCAAGACGCAAGTCTCCAGGACTACCCTGGATCCAGTCAGTCGGACAGCGAGGACGAGATTTTATGGACAAAGAATCTGTCTGGACCGATCCGTCGGCTCAGCAGAAAATAAGGTGGACTTGGGACATGATCGGCCATGGACGTAACATAACGCTCCCTGATTGCGCCGCTTACAATCGTGTTATTGCTTCGAAACAAGAGAAGACCAAGATCCGACCAGTTTGGGGTTATCCAGTTGATGTTATTTTAGAAGAAGCAAGATTCTTCTATCCGCTACTGGAATATATAAAATGTAATACTAAGAGTGACCATTCATATGGTCTCGGTCTGGAAAATGCATGCGGTGGACAATCCTATTTAATGGATATGTTCATGAAAACGCATCATGATTACACAACCGCATTCGTAGGAGATTGGAGTCGTTTCGACTCATCCATACCAGCATGGCTAATTCGTGATGTTTTCAAACACATTATGAATTGGTTTGACTTCGGTCACGTGCTAGATAGTGAGGGAAAGATTTGGCCCGTTAATTCTGACCAGTCGATTAGACGCTATCAAAAACTCGTATACTATTTTATCAACACACCCATTCGCCTAGCTAACGGCGAACGCTACCGCAAGAATCACGGAATACCGTCGGGTTCAATGTTTACAAACATTATGGACACATTCATTAATGCTATTGTAACACGCTATTTAACATATCACACCACAGGACGTCTGCCTTATGGCGACATCTATTATGGTGATGACAGCGTGACGATTGTGCAGAAACCTTTTGACGTGACCAACTTCTCGAAACTAGCTTTCGACACCTTCGGTATGACAATTAATGTTGATAAAAGTTACGTGACAGATGAAATCACTAACCTTCATTGGTTGGGATTTTACTGTAATTATGGAACACCAATCCGCAATAACGAATTCCTCTATGCATCCTATATATTCCCAGAACATCGTGTCAACGACACACTGGAAACTGCAACGCGTTGCTTGGGTCAATTATATTCTACATTGGATCCTGTGCAAGCTGTCGTTTGGTACAAGATGCTCATGGAAGTCATTGAATATGGAAAGTTAAGAATGGATGATTTAGTTCACTACATTCAAGACGATTACAGAAAAAGCTTCAAGTATCTTGAAAACCTTGGATGGAAACCAACCGATATAACCGTCCCCACCCTTTCAGTAGGCCTTTTTGAACATATACCTTCCGTTACACCATTACCATGCAAAAGGAAATTTACTAAAAGAGTTTGGGACCTGCAGCACATCCTAGATCGTTTCCCACCCGATGAAGACCTCCACCAGAGTGAAGAAGATGAACCACCAGATTAGTCATCACAGAACATCGA